TCGGTTGTAAACATCACCAGTCCAAGTCCACTTAATACATCGGTACTCTATGGTTGCCGCCAAGAGAAAGGCGATCACGGAAATGCCCAAACAATAATATAACTACAATAAATGACAAAACTACTAAACAAGACTGCCGCAACAAGTGCTTCAGCCCACTCTCTCATTGCTGTGGAGGGTTCATCATGGTGCTTAACAGACCACGAGTGAAATAAGAAGGTTGTTGGCCAGGTGTTGTGCCTGTCAATAAACCACTCATTGCATTTTCGGCAGATTGTTTACGCATCATTGCTTGTAATTTGTCTGCACCATAACCAGCGGCAGCAATTGGAATTGAATACTTCAAAGTCTCAGGACTTCCAACACCAAAGCCAACTGCTCCACCAGTAATCAATTGACTACGTTGTGGATTAAATTTAGCCATTAGAGTCAACAGAGGGTCTAAAGTACTTCCTTTGGCAACAGCTTTAATAGCATTCTGCTCGTCTTTGCTAAACAAACTCATCTTGTTTTTGTTAGAAGCAAGACCAATAAATCCTTGGCGAATCAACTCACTCTCGGATGCACTTGGATTCAAGGCTTTGGTTTCTGCAACATTTAAGATGTTATCAAGGGTAGAAGCACGACTTGCATTTCTAAAGTCTTTACGGGCTTCCATGATTGTCTTAACAGCAACATCAATTCCACCCGCACCAGACACCACATCTTTAGGAGACAAGGTAGCAACGTGGTCATCAATACTGTCAACCATTTCACTTGCAAGTCTACGAATGTTCTTATCTGGATTGCCTTTTAAGTTGTTTGCCAACCTACGCATCTGCTCAACATTATCAAAAGTAATGTTTCCACGCTGAAGGATGCTTTCATACTTATTCAAAATGTTAGCAACAGGTGCGGCATTTTCTGGGATGTAATCAACAGCATCTAAACGAGCTTTTACTTTGTCAACAAGGCTTGTGGCATTTCTACCAGATATTTCAATCCCCTGATCGCTTACTTTTGTGTAAGCACGAGTAGCCCTTTGCTGAACATCAGCCATCGTAGTAGTTGGTTGTTTGCCTGTAGCAAGTCGCCCTGCAAAGTCACCAGTAGCCTTACCAACAGCACCTGAAACGCCTAAAGCGGCAATCGTAGCCGCCATGTCGCTACCAGTTATTTCTTTGGTTATCTCTGCTACAGGTTGTGCAACCATAGGAGCAACAGTAGAAGCAGGAAGTTGACGAACTAAATCAGCACCAAAGACAGATTGTGGTGCAATTCCCGCCAAAGTAGCCGCTGAAGATAATGCTTGCATACCAACTTGTGCCGCCCGTTCAGCACCAGTTTCAGGCTGTGGTACGCCAAGTTGTGTCATACCCTTGCTTTGCTCTTTAGACAAATAAGGCATTCTCTTTTCTGATCCAACAATGTTTGCACCAACATTGACTGCACCACTTAAAAAATCAGTAACGATATTTGCTGGCGCAGAAACACCAGTAACTACAGCACGAGTAGCTAAACCAAGTTGTCGTCTAAGTAAATCACCTAGACCTTTTTCCTTTGGAGCTTCAGCAAAAGACATAGGTTGAGGAGTAAGTTGACCAGCAGGTTGCCCCTCTGCTTCACCTAAACTAGCCTTAATCTTTGCTAAAGCGGCTTCATTTGATAAGCCATCAGGTAGCTCATAAGATGCGCCTTTGTATTCATAAACAGTCGCCATGATGCTTACCTTTAGTCAAGTTTAATAGGGTTTTGTGCAGTACCAGCTTTAGGGCCGTAGTAAGGTTCTATACCTTGTGATATACGACGACTATCAATGCGTTTTTGAGCATTTTCTTTAGCTTTACCAGTAGATTTGGAGAAGTTACTAAGAGCCTCAAGTGTGGTTTTTGTATCATTCCCACCGAAAGCCGCAATAAGTTCATTAGCAAAGCGCAAAACGTCTTTGTCAGTCTGAACACCTTTAGCCGCATCTGTCTTCAAGTTGGTAGCCTCTTGAACAGCACGTTGTAAAGCAGCATAATTTCGGCTCTCAACACTAGAATTACCTGCGGCATTCTGTGCTTGATAACGCAGATTGTTCACAGGGCCAAGTTCTAAAGGAGGTTTACCCGTCTTAGGATCAGGAGTCAATGTAGCAATGGCGGGAGCTAATGAAGTCTCACGAGCAGTTAACGAATCAACCAATTCCAACTCTTTGTCTTCTTCTTTTTGCAGAGAAGGAGCAAGGACTTTCGGGCCTTTAAGTGAAGCCGTTAATTCACGTAATTCTCTTGCAGAATCAGCTCTCAATTGAGCAATTTGTAAAGCAGTAGCGCCAGCCACACGAGCCGCTTCAATCCTAGCGTCAGCCGCAACTTTGGCGGCATCAATCCTTGCTTGGTTAGCCAATTGTGCAGATTCAGTTCTTGCTACATTAGCTGCAGCTTTGTCTGCTGAAGCCTGTAAAGCCGCTAACACTTTATCTGGTGAACCATACTTGGTAACAATAGCAAGAACATCATCTTGTGAAGCACCTTGTGGAAGTTTAGACAACTCATCACGAAGTTGCTCTTCTTGTTTGATAGACAATTGAGTTTTAGCCACTTGAGCCAAAGATGCTTGTTCTGCCGCCCGTCTTTGTTGGACAAGAGCAGTCTCACTTTGTGCTTGACGAGCATATTGAGCCAAAGCCATAGCACCTTGTTGGTCACCTGCTTGTGCCAACATCTGAGCGCCTTGTAGGATCGACTCAGGATTAGTTTGGTCTATCTGTTTAGCAATAGCATTTCTAGTGCTAATCAACTGTAACTGTGGGTCTTGAACGCCCAAAGCACCACCAATGGCAGTACCAAGACCTTTAGCACCACCATAAGTCAATGCCGCACCACGAGCAGCAGGGTCTAGTTGAGCAAGGGCAATACCCTCATTCATCGCACCAACACGTTGTTGCTGACCATACATTTCAGGGGTTAGACCGAATAAACCCGCTACTATATTTTCTGCCATGATGAATCCTTAAGAAAATAAGCCACCAATTGCTTGCCCAAATGCGGGAGAAGCACCTAGTCCACTAAGTAGTGTTGAATAGGGGTTAGTTGTTGCTGCATTACCAGTAGCCAATCGAGTACTAAACTCAGCACCAGATAAGCCTAAACGACCCACATTAGCACCTGCTGTAGCCGCTTGTTGACCAAGAGCCGCACCCATTGTCAAAGGTTGTTGTGCTAATTGCTCCAAACCTTGAACTTGTCCCAAAGCAGTCGTGTAAGGAGCGTAGGCGGCTTGTTGACCACCATAGTATTGACCCATAGCTTGTGAGCCTTGACCTAATAAACCCGCACCAAACAAGACATTCTGTTGACCATATTGTTGAGCATTAGCCGCCAATTGAGCTTCTTGTTGCGCTCTAGCATTAAACAAAGCCTGTAGTTCAGGAGTAGTAGCACCCAAAGTACCACCTTGAGCAACCGCTAAACCACCACGACCTTGTTGTTGCAGTCTGTTTTGCAGATTAGCAAGTTCAAGTTCTCTGCCTGGTTGTAACAAAGCCATTTGAGAAGCTAAATAGTTCTTAGCAACATCTTCAGGCTTTTCAGCAAGATAACCTTGACCAAGTTTAAACAAACTCTGAGCGCCTGTTTGGAGTGGCTCAAAGGCTTGTTGAGCGCCTTCAGCTTGTACTAAGCCAGACTCAGCCAACTTGACCAAGCGATCTTGAGCATTCTTAGCTTCAGGGCTTAAAGTGTATCCTGCGCTAGTCAATTGACCTGTTACTGGATCGACTTGGAATTGTGAAGTGCCAAATCGAGTAGTCATTCCAACAGGTCTGAACTGAGCCGCTTGTTTGGCAGCAGCAGTCTCAGTATCAATCATCTGTTGCGCTCGTTGAGCCGCTTCACGAGATGTTTGTTGTTGGAGAAGACCTGCACCAGTAGTCAAGCCACCTGATAACAAAGCACCAAGTTGAGCCGCAGTAAGACCACCAAGACCTGTTCCTGCGGCAGTTCGCAATGTAGTTCCAACGCCCGTACCTACGCCAGTACCGACACCCGCAAGAGTAGTACCTAAACCTGTGCCTACACCCGTACCTACGCCTGTTAATACACCTGTTCCAACTCCACCTAAAGTAGTGCCAAGACCAGAACCCGCCAAAACACCAGTTCCTGTTAATCCTGTACCAGCAGTAATTCCTGCACCAGTTCCTGTACCTAAACCTGCACCTGTAGTAGATAGACCTAGACCACCTGCACCTGCCGTTAAACCAGTACCGCCACCCATTCCTGCAACAGTACCGCCTAAAGCACCTGTCAAAGCACCAGTACCACTACCACCTGTTAGGTTGGTCAATGTACCTGTCAAAGCACCAGTAGTTAAAGAGTTGGCAAGAGCAGTTGCTCCCGCAGTACCACCCGCACCACCAAGAGCAAGGTCAAGTTGAGCTAACTCAGCCATTGTTAGACCAGTAGAGCCAACAGTAGCCGCACCACCTAATGCACCTGCGCCACCAAATAATCCCGCACCATAGCCCCCTGCTAAAGCAGCTAGAACTACAGGGTCTGTAATTGCTTGTCCTAATCCCTCTAAAAATGAACCTGCAACTTCTTGTTGTTGAGTAGTTTGTTGGTATTCACCAGTAGGAGAGTAATAGTTAACATTACCACCAGCTTGGTTTTCACTTGCTTTATAGGTAATGACATTCTCTAATGCACCAACTTGCTGATCCTCACCAGAACCAATTACTTGGTTAACCGCTTGGACATAAGTATCACCAAGCAATACTGCTTGATTAGGAGGAATAACTGCGCCTACACGAGCCGCAACTGCACCCTCATCTAACCCAACAGCTTGAGCCATCTGAGCAGGAGAGACTCCATAGGTCTCCATAGCCGTGACGATCTCGGCATCAGTCATGCCTGGATTAGCAAGCAGAAAATCTACAATTTGTGCGCTAGTTACAGCCATGATTGCTCCTTATTGTGGCTCAACAGGCCAAGTAATTGTCCAAGGGAAACCACTCTGCAAAGGAACATCTCTCAATGCTTGGCAGTAGTCTTTCCACTCTTGTGATGGAGTCATATCGCTACGAAATCTCCAATCAGTTTCTGTTAGTTTATCATCACGAGTCTGACGAACACTCTTAGCCTGTTCAGCATCTTTAGTGGCTTTGTAAGCAGTCTCATGCTGGGTAGCAGATGTGACATTGCCCGTCTCATCTGTAGTATCTACAAAGACAGGGCCAAGGATATACTTTGTGTACCACTTGCCATCTATTTGCTCAACACCAGAGGCTTGAGAGTATTGGTAAACAGTACCGCCAGTAGCTTGTGGGCCTTCAAAGACTACATCAGCACCCAAAGCCGTTAAGACTTCAGTTGTTGTTGTCTCCCATGATGGGCCACCATTGGCTTTTGTGTATGCACGAAATT